ATGGTCTGCAGGTCGGCGGTGCTCAGGACGTTGTCGTACACGACGGCCGCAGCCACGCCGAACTCCGCGAACGACGCCGCCGTGATGCCCGCGTTGCCGACCATGATGACGCCGCCGTCCCAGTTCAGCGTGCCGACAGTCGCCGTCGTCACCGAAACCGTGCCGCCAGCCGCCACCAGGCAGCAGCCGAGCTCGCTGCTGGTCGCATCGCGCGTGATGATCAACACCGCCCCAGACGCCTTGAAGTCCGCCGTCGTCATCGTTGAGTTCGGCGTTGAGCCGCGGTACTGGGCCGTGATGTTCGCCCCCGACGTCGACAGCAGCACCCGGCGGTTCAAGTCTGTCGACGGCGCCGAGTTGTCGAAAGTCAGCACGTTCCGGGTGCCGGCGAAGTCCACGTCGCCCTGAAGCACCAGCACCCACGTCCCCTCGGTCGGCCCCGAGAGCCCCACCGAAACACCGAAGGCCGGTGCCGGGTTCGTGCCGTTCGCAGCTGCGCCAGCGTCGCGGACGAGTGCGCGCGACAGCGAGTCCGTCGAGAACCCCGAGTTGACGATCGACGCATCAGCCGCCGACGTGCCGACAGTGCCCGTCGTCCCCGTCTCCTGGCGGTCCACCATCGAGTCGTTGCCCGACGACAGCGAACCCACCGAATCCGGCGGCTGGTAGATGTACAGCAGGCCGGAGATGGCCAGCACAGCTGTCAGGAAGGCGTCGGAGTCGCCGTCCTGGTTGGGCTGCACCGGGCTGATGATGGTCGCGCTGTTGGCTGGCGTCGGCGGGACCGGGCTGATGATGGTCGCCGACATCGGCTACCCCGCCGTGCCCGCGATGGCCTGAAGCATCGGGTACACCTGCACGTCACGACCCGTTCCGCCAGCCGCCTCGGCGGTCCAGAACAAGCCAGCCCAGAAGGGAATCGGCTGCGCGAACTGCGCACCCTTCCAGGTGTTGACCGCGGCGATGACCGCATCGATCTCGCCCAGCATGATGGTCTTGCTGCTGTCGTTGTAGAAGCGGATCGTGATGGTGTCCGCGGTGTCGCACTTGATCGTGGCCCCGAGAAGCGCGCCACGCTGGATGCCGTCGCCGCTCGTGTCGCCCAGAACCCGCACCGTCTGCACGGCGGACTCGGTGGCGTTGCCTGCCTCGATGGCAGCAGCGAGCTCGGGCTGGATGAAGGTGTGGCGGAACTGAGCCATGTGTGGACCTCGTGGTTACCGACGCTGTCCGGGGCGTCGCACACCCAGAGAACCCGGGCGAACTGTCATTTGCAAGGGCTACTCGCCCAGCACAGACCGCAGGATCTCGATGTAGTTCTCGGGGTCGTCGGGCTCGTCGAACGCCTCGGGGCGCAACTGCCGGAACTGCCGCACGATGTCCGGGTTCTTCCGGGCCAACTCCTCGAGCAGCAACTCCTCGAACTTCCGCTCGACACGCCGCGCCGCATCAGCCGTACCGAGGCCAACGTCGGAGATCCGCTGCCCACCCACGATGGTCGCGAGCCGCTCCGCACCAGACACCGGCGGACCCGCCTCGCCCGTCTCGACGTACGCCGGCGCGTAGGACTCAGCGACCGCCTGCTGCAGGATGGCGAGCAGTCGCGTGCCAGGCAGCTTCGACAGCAACCAAGCGCGGTCGGGTCGGTCGATCTTCCACTTCACGCCCTGCTCGCCAGTCGGTCCCTCCTCGTCGAAGACCTCGGCGGGCATCGAGTAGACGCCCAGCCACTTCTTCAGCGCCGGCGGGGCGTTCTTGTAGTAGGCGCCGTTGGTCATGTCCTCGATCGGGCGGTCGAAATAGAAACTGTGCCCCGTCCACGCTTCGACGCCACTGAGGATGGCGGGGTGCATCCGGGTCAGTGCACCGACCGGCACCATGCCGTCCGTCCGGAAGAGTTCGACAAGGTCGTCCCACGGGTTGCCGCGCATCCGCATGACCCGGGTCCCGGCGACGCGCAGGAGCAGGTTGTGCCGGTAGTTCTCGGGGATCTGGCGCAATTCGTCCTCGGAGAACTGCATGTTGTAGAGCCCGTTGAACATGGCGGCGACCATGCGGGCCTCGCGCGGGTTCTCCAGTGCCCACTTCGCCTGGAACCGGAGGTTGCCGGCGGACCAGGTGTAGAAGAACGAGAGCGGACGCAGCACGTTGCGTTCCAACTCGTTCAGGTTGGAGTAGTCGCGCAGAGCCCAAGCAACCTGCATGGGGACGTCGTCGAGCAGGACTCCTTGTTCGAGCAGCGCCACAGCCAGCGTGGCCCGCGCCTGCGACTCCGCGGCCTGGTTCACGCCGGCCATCATCTTCATGTAGCCGGGGGTCGCCCCGCCGCCGATGGCCGCGCCGAGGGCCGCCCCTTGAGCCGGCGCTCCGACGGCCGACCCGATGACGGCACCCGTCACAGTGCCGACGCCGCGGGTGCCCAGCTGCAGACCCTTGAGGGCGGTGACCGGGTCCTCCTTGACGCGCGCCAGGAACTCGTCCCACTCGGGCACGGCGCGGCCCACCGCCCGTCGGCGATTGAGCAGACCGCCCGCACTCGCGCCCGTCATGGCCCCCAGCATGCCGCCAGCAGGGCCGCCCGCACTGAACCCGAGAACGCCACCAAGTGCCGCCGTTGCGACCCGGGTCGTCGTGTCCTTCAGCCCGCCCTCACGGGCGGCCCCGGCGCCGACCTGCTCCTCGAGGAATCCAGTGCTCGCCCCGGCCTCGGTGATGGCGACCTCGTTGAAGAAGTCCTGCCACTCCTCGATCGACATCTCGTAGCGGCCGAGTTTGACCTGCCGCTTCATCAGCGGAGAGCCCGGCTCCACCAGCGAGATGAGCATCGCCTTCGTGTGGTTCACCGGGTTGGCGAGCCCGCGTAGCGTCGTCTGGCCGATGCTGTAGAGGTTGCCGATCACGTTGACCGAAATGTGGGCCATCGCGGCAATCGTCGAGAAGGACTTCAGTAGCGAGTGCAACCCGCCCCAACTTGCCCCGACGACGTCGGCAATGTCCGCCATCCACTTCGGCGCCGACGACGACCGGAAATTGATGTAGTCGACCACCGGAGCCGGGAGGAACAGCGGCTGATTCTCCAGGGCCTTCAGTGCGCCGAGTTCGCCGCGGGTCAGGTTCACACCCTTCTCCGCGAGCTTCTCGGCTACCTCGAGCGTGCTGCGCCCGTCTGCGATGAGCCCGCGCGCGTAGTCCAGCAACTCCGTCGGGTACTTGCGCGCCTTCCGGCTGCCCAGCACCGCCTGGAAGTAGTTGCTGGTCGACACCCTCTTGAAGCCAGCCCGCTCGGCCCGCGCCGCCACCTCCAACTCGGCCTCCGAGCGAGCCCTGTCGCCGGGGACCTTGCGAGCCGCCACCATCTCCTGACCGAACCGCCGGCCCTGCGGGAACAAGTCGATCATGTCCAACAAATAGCGGTTCGTCGCCAGCGTCGAGTCCGTCTTCGCGGCGTACCGCTCGGCGATGAGCAGCGGGTCCGTCTCCAGCCACTCCCAGTCGGCGAGCTCCTCCTTCGCGATTCGACCCGCCTCGTCGGCGACATCAATGCCGGCATCCTGCAGCGCCTGGGTGAGTTGGGCGTCCTTGCGCCCGACAAAGGCGTCTCCGTACTCGCCGACCTGCGCCCGGTGCAGGACCAGGCGGCGAGCGACCGCACGGCGCTTCGACTCGTTCCGCAGCTTGATCGTCCCCGCGTGCGCCCGGAACTTGACCGGGTCGCGGAACTTCGGCATCTGCCCGCCGAACATCGCCTTGAGTGCCGCCGTCTCCGACTCGCGCACCAGTGCCGGGACGTAGTCGCCGATCGCGACCCGGGTCAAGAACGCCTCCTTGTCGTGCTCGGTCAGGTAGCCGTCGCGCCGCAACTGCTTGTAGTAGTCATCGAAGAACGCCTTGAGGAACCGCGCCGCCTCCAGGACCCGGCCCTGGGCCTCCTCGTCGAAGTCGCGCAGGGCGCGCCGCATGGCCGACTCGCTGTGCAGGTCGGGGTTCTTGAGGATCCGCTCGACCCGGAGCCGCTCGGTGCGACTCAGCCCCTCAAGGGCCCTCGCCGACTCCGCGCGACGGTACGCCTCGCGGGCGCCCTGCAGTTCCACTTCGACCGCCTTCTGGTTGGCGCCGAACGAGTCGCGGGCCTCCCTGAGGGCCGCCTGCACGTCCCGGTGCTTGCGGAGGTCGCCGCCGAGTTCGTCGCTCAGGGCGGCGAGGTCGGCGTCGGCGCCGGCCAGTTCGTCGGCGGATCGTCTGCCCGACACCACCGCCTCCTCCGCCCGCAGCCCAGCCTGCTTCGCCAACTCCCGGGCGCCGCGGCGGTACTCGGCAACTCGCGCGTCGATGATGCCCTGGGCCTCGTTGCGGGCCGCGTAGGCAGCCTTCCGCGCATCCGACCGAGACAGCCACGACTCGCCCACCTTGATGCTTGGGTTGCCCTCGGCCTGCGCCTCCTCCACCCGCTTGAGCAGGGCGTTGGCCTCGGCGATCTGAGCCGTCTCGGCAGCAGACTCCGCGATGGCGCGCGCCTCGCCCTGGGCGATCAACTCCCGCTCGACGACCTGCTGGCTCGACTGGCGCAGAGCCCGAACCTTCGCGCGTGCCTCCTTGACGACATCGCCCCGGGGCCGACCGGCGGCCGACATCGAGGCGACAGACTCGTCGAAGGCGCGCAGGGCCTCGTTGGCGCCCTCCACCTCGCCCTGGGCGTCAGCCAGTGCCTGACGGGCGGCTGCCAGTCGCTGGGCCTCCGGGCCGCCCGTCGGCAACTGACCACCGGCAAGAGCCTCCTCGATCTCCCGCAGGCCCGACACGGCGGCCAACTCCTGCTCGGTCGCAAGGTCGAGAAACCCGTGCTCGAGCACGTCCATCGCCGCCCGCCGCTCCGACGCACTGCGGGTCGTTCGCTGCAGCGTCTCCAGCACGCGCGCCCGGACCACGCCCTGCATGGCCTTCCGGGTCGCGTCCCGCTTCCGCAGGCGCTCGGCCGCCGCGAAGGACGCCGGGTGCCGGTTCGCCGCCCGACCGCCGCGCTGCAGCGTCGGGGTGCTGTCCGGCCGACCCAGCGTGTTGACCTGGGTGCGGACGAAGTCCCACGGCCCGAGCACCTCGTCCGGCAGCCGCTGGGCGAGCAGCACCTGGGCCGCGAACCCGGCCGCGTCGAGGTCGGAGATGATCTGCGCGTCGGCGTCGGTCGCCTGCCGGGTCACCCAGCGGGCCTGTCGGTCGGCGACGCCGGTCGGGCGGGCCTGTTCGCCGCGCCGCAGCTGGCGCTTCACGGCCTCACGCGCCGCCGCCCGGCCCGCCTCAGGGAGGCGCGCAGCCTCGTTCATCAGCCGCACGCCGAGGTTTGCCTGCTCGGTCAGGAACGTGTCGACCGCAGCCTCGTCGCCCTCCTTGACCAGTCGGGCGTACTCCTTGCGGGCGCCCCGCATCGCCGGCCCGTCAAGCACCTCGTCGGCGAGGTCCGCGTACAAGTCCACCTTGGCGTCGGGCGTCAGCACCATGCGGCCGTCCGGCCCCAGGGCCAGGGCCTCCGGTCGCACCAGAAGGCCCGTCGTCACCACGCCGCGCGCAGCGTCCGTCCGTAGTGCCTGCTCCCACACCTCGTCGGCCACGTCGTCGTGCAGCGCGCCCCGCAGATGCTGATGCAACTCGAGGTGCTCTGGCGCGCGCAGCAGGTTCCGGTACTCGCCCTTCCACGCCGCATCGACAGACTGGACGAACGCCGTCGTCGCGGCCCGCTCGGCGTCGATCTGCGCCCGGCCCGACAGACCCTCGCCCGCCTTCGCGATCTGCGACCGGACGATGTCGTCGCCCTGCTTCGTCAACTTCACGCCGGCCGCGACGGTCTTCGTCGGGTTCAGCAGGTTGAAGGGGCTGATCGCCGCCTCGCCGGCAAAGTCGAGAGCCTGCAGACCGCCGACGGCCCCGGCGTCCTTCGCCTCCTCGGACGCCCGCATCGCGTCCCGCCACGCCTCCTTCGCCTCGGTCGTCGACCCGTGCAGCAGCAGGTTCGCCAGGGCCTGCTGCGCCCCCACGGCTCCGTACCCGACGTCTGTGGCCGCGCGCGCCGACTCCCCGACGAACAGGTCCGCCAACGACTCGGCGTTCTTCACCGCGTCCCGCAGGGCCAGCGTCCGCTCGTCAGACTCGCCGCCGGTTCCGAGCACCACGTCCGACAGCCCCATCGGGTCGGAGGTCGACGCCAGGCCGGCGCCAACGACGCCGCGCAGCTTGTCGAACGCGCCGCCCATCATCAGGGCCGCGGCGCGCTTCTGGCGCATGTCCTTGAGGGCCTCGGCCGTGGTGCCAAACGACTGGACGTAGGCGACCATGTCGCGCAGCACCTGGCCGCCGGGGGCCTTGTCCTCGTAGTTCTGCAGCAACATCCCGCTCAGGCGCTCACGGTCGGCGGCGCCCAGCCCCATCGGCTCGTCGTTCTCCAGCGCCGTCCGCCGCGTGTCCCACAGCGTCCGCATCCACGCGCGCGTCGGGCGGTCGACGAGCTTGTCGAACGCCTCCCCGAGCGCCGAGACGCCGGTCATGATGTACCCGGACTCCTTGCTCGCCTTCCGCACCTCGTCGTGCAGCCCGGCGAACTCCATGAGCTCGACCAGCCGCTCGTTGTCCTCGGCCATCTCCTCGGGGGTGCGGCCAGGCGTCGACGCCAAGGCCGCGTACTCGTCCCACATCTCGATGACCCGCGGGAGCTTCTCGGGAGGCACGCCGCGGAACGCATCTTGGCCCAGCGAGCGGAGCTCCCGCTGGAAAGGCATCAGGTCTGGCTCGAGCGCACCCCAAAGCAGGTCGTCGAACGGATCCGCGCCAGCAGGCACTGCTTCATCTGGCCGGTCGTCGGCAGGGGCTGCTGTGGACAACTCACTGGACAGGACATCGAACGGATCGACGGCATCGACCGCAGACGTCGCAGTTGGCGCTGCCAACGTCTCGGCGAGTTCGTCGAACGGGTCGACTCCAGTGGCCTGCCCATCCGCCATCAGTTCCGAACCTGTGCCGTGTTGTCCGCACCACGCCGCTTGAACGCGACAACGAGTTCGTCGGCCTGCTTCTTGCTGATCTCACCAGCGTTGAACATCCGACGCACCTCGCCCGCCTGCTCTTCCCGAGACGAGAACTCCGCCTGGATCCGGTTCACTTCGGACGTCAGGCTGAACGCCCTGCCCGGCGCAGGGGTGCCGGACTCCCGGCGCACGACGTCGAGTGGAATGTACTTGCCCGTCGTCACAAGCGTGTCGAGCTGGGTCTGGTACAGCGACTTCTCGGCCTCCAGCGAGTCGATCTGGTCCTGATACCCCTCCCGATACTTCGGCCGCTTCGGCGGGTTCCGACGCAGTGCGTCCAGCGAGTCGTTCACGTCCGACAGGCGGCTGTTGATGGTCCGCATCTGGCGGTCCAACTCGTCGCCCTTCTGGTAGGTGTACCGGACCGTCGGCTTCTTCCCGACCTTCGCCACCTCGAGGTCGATGCCCTTCGACGCCAGCGTCGACAGCGCGTCCAGCATCTTGCCGGCGTTCTTCGGGTCGGCCGTGTACAGCTTCGCCAACTCCGGCGCGAACTCCGAGGCCTCCTCGTCCGTCAGCCCGACCCGCGGCAGGAACTGGATGAACGTGTCGGTGAAGTCCTGGGCGTCCTCCACGCTCCGCTGCTCGGCAGCCGCCAGCCCACGCAGGTGCTCGCGGGCCCGGAAGTTGAACAGGTTCACGTCGGCAGCCAGGCCATCGAGGGCGTCGGCGGTCAGGTCGTCTCGGCCAATGCGGCGGGAGATGGCACGCAGGGCCGCTGGGTTGCCGCGGCGGTAGGCCTCCACCGCCGTCGCGAGGGCGCCCGGGTCGACGACCGTCGACGGGTCCAGCCCCAGGGCCGCGGCGGCCGGGTTCAGCATCCCGCCGAACGAGTCCGGGCTGGTCGGCGCGCGACCCGGGACCAGTGCCCCCTGCGGCTTCTCGAAGGTCCCGAACGCCTGCCCGACACCGTCGTCGGTGCCGAGGTCGAGACGCCCGCCCTCCGCGGCCTGCAGCAGCGCGGCGTGCTCCCGGCTGCGGCCGGCACCGCCACGACCGTAGGCAGGCGCGCCCTCCATGATGTCCGGGTCGGGCACCAGCATCGAGCCGAGGGCCTCGCGCGCGGCCATGTCCACACCGCCGAGTTCGGCAGCACGGCGCGTCGCGCCACCCAATGCCGAGGTCAGTGCAGCCACAGGCCCACGGCCCTGCTCGGCAGCACGGGCGGCGTCGGCCGCCTGGATCGCCTGCTCCGCCCGACCAATGGCGTCGACCGCGGCCGCAGCCGAACGCAGGTCGTCACGCCCGGGCGCAGCAGCTGGTGCTGCACCACGAGTCCCGCGCGAGCCACGGGCCGCACCCGCACCGCCGAGCCCCTCGTCGACCGACTCGTCGCCGAACAGGGCAGAGGTCAGGGCGCCTGCCGCAGCAGCCATCCGCTGATCGTGCATCTCCCGCTGCCGGGCGCCGGCCTCCTCCGCGAGGCGCGTGCGGCGCTCGGCGAGGTTCCGACGCTGGGCGTTGGAGATCAACTGGTCGCCGACCTGAACGCCCTGCAGCGCACCCTGGAGGATGCCCGTCAGCACGTTCGCGCCTGCGACGTCGCTCAGATTGTCCGTCGGGAGGGCCATGGCTACGGCTCCGAGTTCAGGGCGGCCAGCAGCAGCCGGACGAAGCGGTCCTCGCTAGCCTCCGTCGAGGGTACCGACGTCTGCAGCGACTGCAGCGACTGCATCGCCGGAACGTCCTGCAACTTCCGGTCGACCTGCCCGGGGTCAAACGAGGCGTCCATCCGGTCGCGCCGCGGAGCCGACGCGACGTCCACAAGGCGGCTCAGGAATCCACCGCCACCGCCGCCACCGCCACCGCCGCCACCCTCGGTCATGCCGCCGAGGCCAATGCCCATCTGCATCAGCGTGTCGACGCCCGCAGCAACAGTCCGGCCGATCTCCTCCAGGCGGTCCTCCGCGGCGTTCGCCGCCTGCTGGGTCCGGCGGATGAGCCGGTTGCCCGGCTCGCCCATCACGTCCTCCGCGAACTGAGCGCGACGGTCGCGCTGCGCACGAGCGAGCGCGGACCGCAGTCCCGCCTGCCGGCCGAGGTCGAGGGCCTCCTCAAACCGCGTGCCCGAGCGGCCAGCCTGACGGGCGGTGTCCCCGGCGCGCTGCGCCTCGAGCCGCTGCGCTCGCTGCGCCGCGCCAGTCTGGGCGCGCAGGTCCCCGCGCAGGTCCGCCCGCATGCCCGGAAGCACGCGGCGGTCGAAGATGTCCTGGGCGCTGATCTGCTGCCGCAGCAACTGCGAGTCGTCGCGCCCCATGATGCGGACGAAGTCGTCGTCCGACACGAGGTCCGGGTCGAGCAGTCGATCACGAGTCGACACCTGCCGCGTCCGAGACGCCGGGTCGGAAAAGCCGAAGCCGTCGCCGTTGGACATCACCCACCTCCTAGGAGACTGCGCAGCATGGCGATCGTCTCATCGTCCCGCGCAGCGCGGTCCTTGTCCCGCTTCGCCTGCACCCCGACGTTCGCCAGGTTCATGCCCTGCGACACCCCGAGTTCGGTGATGCCCGCAGCGGCGCGGCGGATCTGATCAGCCACCCGAGCCCGCTCTGCATCGCGCGCCTGGATGAACTGGGCGAGTTCCTGGTCGCGGCGCTGGCCCACAGCGGTATCCACGTCGGATACCAACTGCCCAGCCGCCCCAGAGCGACGGCCCTGCGACTGGCCCAGAGCACCGAAGTCGACCCCGCGCGCGCCGGAGCCGGCGTCCATCGGCATCGCCTCCGCCTCCCGCGACAGCCGCAACTGCCCCAGCATCTGCAGGGCGCGCTGCTGCTCGTCAAACACCTGGCCGAAGCGGCGATCGAACTCGCCCTCGTCGCCGGCGAACAACTGCTGAAGTCGGGACTGCAGGACGCTCATGAACTAAACCTACTCCGCGGACTTGACAGGAGCAATCAACCGTACACCGCGCGGACCAGAGTTCCGCGGCCGCCGCAGTTGAACTGCGCACTCTCCGAGGTGGCCAGCGACGTCGTCGAATTACTGAAGTCCAGCAGCACCGCGGCCTCGTGCCACCCCGACGAGGTGAAGACGCCCGAGGTCAACTCGATGCTCAGGTCGAACGAGATCGACAGCTTCTCGCCCGTGCTCTGCGTCATCACCCGCTTCGCCTCGGTGCCCACCGCGATGCCGTCGACGTAGATCCGCGCACGCACGTCCCAGGACACCGTCACCGCCCCGGTCACCCACAGGCTCTTGGGGAACGTCAACGCCACGCTCGAGCGCACCGTCAGCTGCAGGGCGTCCTCGTGCAGGTAGAAGCGCACCCCGCACCCGTCGACCCAGTACTGGTTCTGGTAGGACCCCAACGGAGGCGCAGCAGCAGTGTTGAAGACGGCGTTGAAGAACGTCGACAACTGGTCGCTGCCCTCGCGCCACGTCTCCACGTTCGCGCCGCGGCGGAAGTTGCGGGACACGAACTCGTCGGTCGCCGTCAGGTTCGTCCCGTCGACCGCGCCGTTCACCGCAGTCGCCAGGTCCGTCAGCCCGTCGCGGAAGTCCTGCGGGTCGCAGGTGCCGGCGAACGTCGGTGGGGTGTAGGCACTCATCGCCGCACCGCCATGGCCTCGATCCGCATGTTCGTCAGCGAGTCGTTGGTGTGGGTACCCGCCTGCAGATGCAGCGTGTGCGTGGTCGACGTCGCGACGAACGCCCAGATGAGGGTGATGTGGTCAGACTCGCCGCTGTCGAACTGCACCGTCCGCACGCCGTTGCGGCCGCCAGCGTCCACCGCGATCCCGAGCGTCGTCTCGTGGCCGGCGCCCGTCGCGTCGACCTGCAGATGCGCGCGCACGAAGACCGCCTCCCCCACCTCGCACGGCAGGTTGGAGATGCTCACGAGGTTGGTGCCCGCCGCCGGCGCCGCCGTCGGTCCCGCTGCCAACGCCGAGTCCAACTGCTTCCAATAGGCACCCGCCGTCGACGCCAGGTGGTAGGCATCGAACGAGCCGCTGCGGACACGGCGCTTGTCGATCGCCGTCGTCAGCGTGTCCAGCCCGTTGAAGTTGTTCTGCAGGGGCGTGGCGTCGCGCGCGTCGCCCGGCAGGATCCGGTCGGTCAGGCTCATGCCGCGAACCCCCGCCCCAACATCGACGCGGACTCAACCGTGCCGCCTTGGTTCGACCACTCCCGCACCTGCGCCCGCACCGTGTGGTTCCCCGGCAGCAGGAAGAACGACGCCGTGACGTGGAACACGAGCTTCGCCGTGCCCGCGCTGCGGACAATGGCCTTGTTGCAGCGGGTCGCACTCGGCTCCCCGTCCACCAGCAGCCGGAACTCCACCGTCGCCGACGAGGCCACACTGGCGTAGGTGCCGTTCAGGTCGACCTCGAGGTCCAGCGGCTGCACCGTCGTGAACGTCAACTCAAGCTCGTCGCCGGACACCCCGTCGACCAACGTCCGCCACCGCTTGTCGTCCACGGCACTCGGCATCGTCCAGGCGTTCGCCAACTCCTCGAACAGCAGCGAGCCGGACGAGTGCGTCACCGTCACCGTCTCAATGTCCGTCGACGGCTTCGCAGCATCGGACGTCGCAACCACGCCCTCGGCGATGTTGTTCTGGTCGAGGTTGCGCAGCACGTCCTCGGCGCGATGAAGCTCCTCCATCACGAGGTTCGCGTCGGCGATGTAGCCGTCGTGCGGCTGGTACTTCGGGCGGTAGTGCATCAGTCCTCCGCCCAGTCCTCGAGGAACACCACGGCGCGCAGCAGCGCCGGCTCGTCGTCCAGTGACGGCACCGGCGCGCCACCCATCTGCGCGAGCACCGAGTTGAGTGCGCGCAACGGATCGGCGGCGAACTCCCCGTCGGACACCGGCGCCGGAGAGTCCGCCAACGCGGCGCCCAGACGACGAAGCAGCACGTCGGTCACGACTCAGCCTCCACGTCCGTCCCCTGGTTGCGCTGCCCATGGCTCTCGTAGTACAGCCGGAACCCGACGAGGCGCCAGGGCGCATTCTGCGCGACCGTGCCGATCTGCAGACCCAGTGCCTTTCCCGTCACCCGCGACGGCGAGGCCTCCGCGCCAGGCGTCTCCCGCCGGCTCAGGTCGATGCGCTTCGTACGCACGCGGCGCTCGTCCCAGACGCCCTCGCCCCAATCCCCCTGGTTCCACAGCGACGACGCGAAGTCCGGGTCCCGGGCCTTGAACGTGACGCTGTTGACGCTCGTCCGCTCGTCCCAGTCGAGGTACCACACCACCTGCACCGTGATGTCGCCCGTCTGGACGTAGTGCAGGTCGAGCCGCGTGAACGTCTTGTCCGCGTCCGGGTCCGACAGGAACATCCAGCGCGGACGCCACAGCCCGTTGTTGTTCGCCCCCAAGGCCGAGTCCGATGCGCCGTACAGTGCGAGGTCGTGGACGTCCTGTCCGCTGGCCTCGTAGGTGGCGCCGAGAATGATCTCACCCTCGTACTCCACCGCCGACGACAGGTCCCACCCCGTCGACCGCGTCACCGCCCCCGAGTCGATGTGGATCGCCCAGAGCTCGTTGACCTCGACGCCCGGACCCGCAGCCACCGCCAGCATCACGCGGCGCTCCACACGGTCCACCCACGCGAAGGAGCGGTTGAGGTGCGCCCGGGGCAGCAGCGCCACCATGCCGTTGATCTGGTCCGACAGCGGCCGCACCCGCGCGCCGTCGAACACGAAGAACCCCTGCTCGCCGAGGAAGTAGACGCGACCCTCAAACGATGCGATCGCCAGGTCGTTCACCGCCCCCGCACTGTCCGACACCGGCCGCAACAGCGGGTTGCCGTCCTTGTCCTGCGTCAGCATGTGAACCGACTGGTCCTTGAACAGCACCGCGTAGTCCTGCCCGGTCGCCCAGCCAGTCACCCGGCTTCCGTCCCCCGCGCCCACCTCGAGCACGTTCTGCACCGGCACCCGCTCGGGCTGGTTCGGCTCGCTGTACTCCACCAGCGACACGTCGCCGGCCGGCTTGTAGTAGACGCGCCCGCGGAACCCGAAGCACCACTCCGCGATCGACGGCGCCGACTGAGTTCCGTCTGCCCCGAAGATGAGGTTGCCCTCTTCGCCAGGCTCCTCCCCCGACCAGTAGTGCGTCGACAGCGTGCCCGGCACACGGCGCAGGAACTGCAACGACGCGCCCCCGTCCACCGTGCGGTACACGTTCTTGGCCACGATGTCGTCCGACGGAGGCTCTCCGTCGCACACCACCAGGAACCCGTACAGGTCGCCGGCAGTCAGGTCTTCGTCGGAGACGACCTCGCTCAACGGGCTCATCTCCGACTCCTGCCCGCGCTCGTTCACCCAGGTGTAGCCGAACTGGTAGTCGAAGTCGGTGGCCGTCTTCTTGATCGACCCGCCACTGAACATGCCGTCGCCCTGCGTCGACGACTGGTCCTGCAGCCGGTACACCTGCGGAGCCGTCGGGGCAGCCGCGATCCCGATGGGAGTCGTCTTCCGGCCGTCCCACTTCAGGTTCGGGTCGCGCCCGTTGCAGATGAGCAGGATCTCGTTGACCTGGTGGAAGCGGTCCGCCTCGATGGGCTGGGCAGCTGTCTGCCGACCAGAGGCGATGTCGTACACCGCGTTGCCGCGCAGCACGGACACCTTGCCGCCGCGGCTCATCACGAGCTCGGTCACGCCGTCCCGGGCGTAGGTCCCGAGTGACCACGGCCGACCGCCGGTGAACGGCCCGCTCGGGTCCGTCCAGTCCACCAACGCCGCGGCGCCTGGCTGCTTGATGACCTCGCCGCGGCGCGTGAAAAGCACGCCGTCGGTGTCGGACGAGGTGCCCTCGCCCTGCCAGATCCGATCGTCCATCCCCGCCGTGTTCGCCGGGAACCAGACAGACCCCGCACCCTGGGCATTCTTAGCCATCAGCCGGGTGTCCACATCCAGTCGGCAGCCACCTTCGGGTCGCGCACCAGACGGGCGCCGCGGCCACCCATCACCCCGACCCGCTGCCGGTTCGGCTTCTGCGCACGCAGCATCCGGGCGATGCCAGCCTCGAACCGAGCACGCGCCTGGTTCGCACGGCCCTGCTCATCGGCAGCCTCGAGCATCAACGCCTCGGCGCCGTCCAGCACGACGTGGTGCCACCGGGCGTCCATCAGCGGCGTGTCGTTGTCCTCCCGCATCCCGCGGGGCTCCATCGTGTACACGAACTGCAACTGGTAGGTCGTGTCCGGGTAGGGCCACAGCCGCACCACGATGTTGCCGGCGCCGTCGGCCGGCGGGTCGCCCAGCAGCTGGTCCGGCACGTCGTCCTGGAACGTGTACGACGTCGGGAAGACCACCGTCGGGTCCTCCTCCTTGCACAGGTACGGCGTGCTGCCGTTCGCCTTGCTCCGGTACACCCGCACCAGGTAGCCGCCGGGGACGTGGTCGCCCGCCGCGAAGTTCTTGTTGAACGTCGCCTGCCACATGTTGCTGTTGCCGATCGCCACCGACAGTGACGACGACAACTGGGACTCCTGCCCCGTCTGCTTGTCGTAGTACGAGTACCAGTACTGGTACGTCGCAGCCCCCGGGCCCGAACCGCCCGTGCTGTCCGACATCGTCGGGAACGGCACGCTCGGCGGCGCCAACGGCGCGATCCGGTCCACGCTGAAGTGCGACGGCATCCCGCTGCTGTCCGGGTTCATGCGGCTCATCTCGAGCGCACTCATCGGCTGCAGGTGCGTCACCGACGGGCTCGACTGCACCATCACCGCCTGCAACTGCGACGACGCGCCGCGGGGCAGGCAGACCTCGTCGAAGCGGGTCACGAGGCTCAGGTCGGTCGCCGTCGTTCCCTGGAACGGGCGGTCGAGACGCACCGCCTGCGTGCCCGTCTGCCGCACCACCCGGTACAGGTAGCCGCCCACGACCACGCGCTTCCCCGTCGACGTCGGGAAGAAGAAGCCCGTCGACGAGGTCAGGTCTGCGCTGTTGGTGCTGGCAGAGACGTCCGCCGTCGTCGCCGTCGCAAACGTGCGGGCGAAGTGCGTGCGACGCAGGAACGCCCACGTCGTGCGGCTGTAGATGTCGAGCTCCGCCTGCAGCAGGAACGCGTTGAGGTCGGAGGTCCGGTAGGACCCGTCCGACCGGCGCCGCTGGAGGGCCGACCGGCCTTCGGAAAGGTTCATCGGTCAGCCCTCCAGGGCGGGCGCGGGCTCAGGCGTTGGCGCGGTAGAGCACCACGACCGCGAGGTCGTCGAGGTTGGGGGCCGAGGCAGCCTTGGTGAACTTCACCGCGAGCTCCGTCCCCTGCGCGATGCGCTGGTTCTGGTCGGGCGTGAACTGCCGGGGCACGTTGGCGGTGAACCCGGTGGTCTGGGTGTCCTGGGCCGACGAGAACAGGCTCGTGGTCGCCGTGCCGGCCGACCCCTTCGCCTGGAAGTCGATGGCCCAGTAGTTCGTGCCGCTCGCCGCCACCGTCGCGCTGGACACGACGTAGATGTCGACGATCTCGACATCGCTCTCCATGGCGATGGCGATAGCGATGAACCCCGTGTTGGTCGAGGTGGTCCCGATGAAGGTCGAGACGCGCTCGCGGATGGACGCCAGCGGGTGGCGCAGGCCCAACTGCGGGTACTTGCGGATGTCGACGCCGAGCGAGGCCATGGCGCCCTCCCTTCAGGTTGGGGTCAGCGGCCGCGGCGGCCGAACAGGATGACCTTGATGGTGCCGTCGCCCGAGGCGTTCGCGGCCTCGGCCTTGCCGATCACCTGGTCGAGGAGGACCAGGTGCGCCACCGTGGTCGGGGGGACCGTCAGTGCCGCGCTCACGACGAGGTTGTTGGCCGGGCCCGCCCAGTTGGGCGTCAGGTAGTCGTCGATGGCGATGGTGCCGTTGACGGCGGCGATGTCGACGGGGCCCTGGATGCGGACGATGACGTCCTCACCCTCGCCGATCTTCTCCGTGCCGCGGCCGAGGACCACGCCGTAGTCGCCGAACCACTCGCCGCCGGTGTTGAGTGCCGAGATGTCGACGGTCGTGTAGCCGTCGTCGCTCGTCAGGTCGATGAGGACGAGGTCGCCCGGGGCGACGCCGGCCGACTGGCCGACCTTCGCGCCGATGTCCACGACCTCCGGGTATCCGCCGAACTGGGACATGATGTTCTCCTTCTCCAGTTGCTCAGAACTGGACGGTGCCGCTGAAGTTGATGCAGCCCTGGCGGCGCTGCGAGGCGTTGCCGAGGACCCACGAGCAGTACATGTTACGGATCGCGACGTCGGCGTTGGGCGGCGTCATGAAGTCCGTGAAGCGGAAGAAGTCGTCCCGCAGGAAGTACAGCTGGAAGCCGATGCCGGTGGCCTTGCCCATCGGGCCGCGCAGGGCGTCGGGGCCCTCGAAGTCGGACGCCGACAGGTTGTAGTCGTCGACCTTGCGGCGGCCGGTCGTGGTCAGCATGAACAGCTTGCCGGTGTTCTTCAGCTGGTGCTCGGGGACGAGAGCCATGCCGTTGAACATCAGGTTCAGGAAGCCCTGGTCCCAGAGCTTCTTGTCCCGCTCGCGCTGGTTGGGCGCCACCGTCTCCTTGTAGAAGCGGTAGACGGCCGGGTCGCACGGGCCGATGTCCGGGTGCGTGCCGAGCTCGGAGGCGTCCATGTAAACCTCCTCCATCACCTCGAGGCCGTCGGTGCCGAACGCGGTGATCTGCCCGAACTGGTTGACCCAGTTGGCGTACGCGTTGGACGCGGCGCCGGCCTTCGGGATGTTGCCGACCGTGCGGGTCTGGTTCGCCGTCGTGTCGAAGTCGAGGTGCGACTCCAGCCCGTTCAGGTCCTTCGCGGCCGACGAGTTGTCGGCGAAAAACTGGCGGGACATGTCGTTCTTGACGCTGATGCACATCTGCGTCTCGTGCGTCTCGACCAGCGAGACGACCTGGGCGCCGCCGGCCTTGGCGTTCTCCGACATCTCGGTCTTGTCCAAGACCATGCCGCCCCAGAGCTTGTACCAGCCGACGTACCGGGCCTCCTGCGGAGCGTCCTGCGGAGCCGAGGTGTGCGTCTCGTACTTCGAGATCGAGCGCACGTTGCTCGACTCCTTCAGCACGACCGGGCACTTCACCTCGGTGCCGCCGACCAGCTTGTAGGCGCCCTGGTTGAACATGTGCATGAGCGTCGGCGACGCCTGCACGATGTCGAACACGACCTCCTTCTTCCGGTGCTCGGCGGTGGTCGTGTAGACCCGGTTGAGCGGGTCGATGGTGATCGACTGGGTCATGTCGTTCTCCTGAGCCCTCTACCGGGCTAGTTGGTTCCGAAGGCCTCGGCGAGGGCGGCGTTCGCCACCTCGATGTCGGTCTGCGAGCTTCGCGGCGGGGTCGGAGCCCCAGCCTGGGTGGACAGGGGCGCGGCCTCGCGCTTCGCGACCGCCGTCTTGCGCATCTGCGCCAGCTTCGACGCGGCCTGCTGCTCGGCGCGGCGGGCCATCGCGACGCTGCCAGCGGCAGCCACGGCGGCGTCGGGGTTCGAGTCGGCCAGAGCGCGTAGGGACGGGTCACTGCCGATGACCTCGGCGATGCTGTCGCCCAGCCCGCGGATGGCCGCGCGAGCCGGGTCCGCGCTCAGGTAGTTCTGGAAGGCACTGCGGATGCTGCCCTCCCAGCGGATCTTGTCGAGGGCGGGCTTGACGTCGTTCAGGCCCAGGGCGGCGAGCCGCTCCTCGACGATGGCCGACGCGCGCTCCTCGACGCGGTGATCCATGTACCCGACCGGGTTCGCCCTGATGTCGTCGGGCGTCCACGACTTCGCCGGCTCGGCCTGCGGGGGCTCCTGCTGCTGCGGAAGCGCCGCAAGGCGGGCCTGGTACTCGGCCTCCAGCCGACGCCGCTCCTCGGCGACGGACTGCGTCTTCTGCGTGTAGTCGCGGCCCCGCAGGAAGCCTCCCTCCAACTCCTCGCGGAGGTGCTCGGGGGCACTGGCCATCCAGTCGTCCAGCGTCTGCAGGTTGGCAGTCGGGTCCTCGGGCTGCGCATCGGCCAGGGCGGGCTCGGCGGGCTGCTCGATCACCGACGCGCCACTCTCGTCCAGGTTGCCGTCGTCGACGGTCCCTTCCGAGTTGGTGGTGTCGTCCAGCATCGAATCCTCCAAGTCGTGCTGCCGTGACATTGTGAAACAACGCCTTGCAGTCACGAGGCGTTTATAAGCAACCTGCAGCAACTGACATTTGCAACAAGGACTGCCTGATGAGCCGCAAGATTCCCATCTCCGACGACGACATCCTGATGTGGCTGCGGCGCATCGACGACGCGCGCAAGCGGCGGGACACCGACCACCTGCCGTACTGGCAGCGGGTGTTCCAGTCCTACTCCGCGATCCGCCCCGAGAACGCCATCGACGTCAATCCGGACGTAGTCGGCGAGAACATCCACTTCAACTTCATCCTGTCGACGGCCAACACCATCCTGCCGTCGGTCATCAACGCGCACCCCGCCATCCGCGTGCGGCCTCGGCGCGGCGAAGACCGCGACTCCGCCAGCAAGACCCAGAACGCCGTCAACTACGCCTGGCGCGAGTCCGACACGACGAAGACCGTCAAGAAGATCGTCCTCGACACGCTGCTGTTCGGTGTCGGGATCGGCAAGACGGTCTACGACTCCGGCGGCGCAGCCCTGACCCCCGAGGACTTCGACGACGGCCCGGAGAAGATCGACGAGGACCCCGACCGCCTCACCCCCGAGCAGCAGCGCGAACTGCAGAAGGCAGTCGGCGATGGTGTGCTGCTGGACGCCGGCGACCCGCAGGACAACCCGCGGCTGCTTCGCGTGCCCATCGAGCGGTTCCTCGTGCCCCAGGGCTACACCGAAATCAACCAGATGCCGTGGATCTGCGAAGAGATCCCCTACCCGCTCGACGACATCAAGCGTGACCCGCTCTACCGCGTGGACAGCAGCATCGAGGCCAACTACGAGCTCAAGTCCCGCCTGCACGTCGAGACGCAGATGGAGCGATACCGCAGCGGCGACGACAGCCGTCAGAAGCACATCCTCGTTTACGAGATCCGCTACTGGGAAAAGACGAAGCGCGGCATGGAGCGCCGGCTGCTCTACCTGACGAACGCCTCCACCGACACCGTCCAGCACAAGGTGCTGCGGCACGTCGTCGACCCGCTCGAGATGAAGGGCTATCCCTACGACACGCTGAAGTTCGTCGACGTGCCCGGCGAGTTCTACAGCACGCAGGTCGCGGACCTCGCCGCCATCGAGCCCATCGCCGAGCGGCTGAACGACTCCCTCGCCTACAGCATGCGCCACCAGCGGCTGAACTCCCGGCGCAAGTACATCATCTCCGCCGACCTCGATGAGGAGGGCGCTGTCGACCAGCTGTTCTCCTCCGACGAGGACATGGCGTACGCGGCGATCCCCGGGCTCGTCGATGCGCGCGCCGCGGTCGCCCTGCTGCCCGAGGCCCCGCCGAGTTCCGACACCCCGTTCGTGCAGCGCATGCTCCAGCAGATGATGTACGAGATCAGCGGCGTCACCACCTACCAGCGCGGTGGCGTTGGTCGGAAGGGCACCACGGCGACCGAGGCCGCCATCGCCGCCGATGCGTCCGCGGGGCGCGCGGGGATCCGCCGCACTGAGACGGAGGCCTTTGTCGCCTCGGTCGGGCGCCGCTACATCTCGGTGATGCGGCAGTTCTGGGACCAGCCGCGGTTCATCCGCATCGCCGGCCAGGGCCCCAACGGCGAGGACGGCTTCGAGCAGTTCTCCTCGGAAGACATCAAGGGCTTCTACGACATCGAGGTCGCCGCCGGCACGCTGCAGCCCATCGACCCCGCGGCCGAGCAGAACGCCTTCATTGGCCTGCTGCAGACCATCAACCAGATGCTGCCGACGCTGCAGGGCCTCGCGCAGCTGGGGCTCGCCGATGAGAAGGTCATCGCCAACTTCCTCGACCGCGCCATGCAGGTGTGGAACCAGGACAAGCGCGAACTCATCGGACCGTTGGCCCAGTTGAACTCCCTGCTCGGCAGCGGGTTCGGCGGTGGCGGCGGCGAGGTGGCCCCTGACGAGATCGACGGCCGAGGGATGGACCCCTCGGGCGGTGCCCTGGCCGGGCCGAACAACACGCCCGGCAACCTGACCTGAGGAGAGACATGCCGCTCTACACCTTCCAGTGTGCCCACGAGCGCGGTTGCGGCCGCCCCTTCCCGCTCGAGAAGTACATGAACCTCTACCAGTACGAGCAGTCCCGGGCTCGGCAGTTCAAGGACATCGAGTGCCCGCGCTGCGGACGGATGGGCGCGAAGCGGTGGTTCGGCCCCGGCTCCATGCCGCACGACATCACCCCGAAGGGCACGTTCGGACGCACGAACTCGCCCGGGCTGAAGGGCAAGATGTACTACGGCAAGGAGGAGCGCGACCGGATGACCGACTCCGTCGGCACCGTCATCGACGACAGCCGGTCCGACTACCAGGGCGGCAGCCGCAACCCCGGCGCCGTCAAGCACATCATGGTCGACGGCAAGCTGACCGAACTCGTGCGCCCCGAGAAGCCGTCCGAGAAGCAGGTCGTCACCTGGCTCGAGCTCTACGGCGAGCCGGCGTCGGCGAAGAAGATCGCCAGCAAGACCGGCCTGTCCGTCAGCGCCGTGCGCCAGGCCTGCTACCGCCTGAAGGCCGAGGGCGGCCCGCTCGCCAACCCGTCGAAGGGCCGCTACTCCTACGTCGGCTACCCGACCGCTACTGGCGCCGCACCCCCGAACGTGCGCGCGCCTCGCGCCTGAGCTGCCGCTCGTACTTCTTCCAGTCAGCCTCCGTCCACTCGTCGTGCGGACGACCCATGTCCCGCACCGTCGGGACGAGGCCCTTGCGGCCGGCGCCGGGCTGGTACTTCGCTAGCAGGAACGCGCCCATCAGCGCCATGCAGGCGTCGTCGTGCTTGCCCTTCGGCGCTCCCCAGCGCGCGCGGTTGGACTCCGCGCCGTCCGGGCTGTGCAGCACCATCATCCGGTAGGCGCCCATCTCGGTGATGCCGATGCGCGAGCGGATCTTGAGCTCGTCGTGCTTGATGCCGCTGTCCATGTTCGTGACCATGGCCGGCTTCGTCGCCGCGTCGGTGCTCCAGCCCGTCACCAGGCTCTGGGGCCCGCGCCCGTACCCACTCGCCTGCGTGCTGCGCTTGTACAAGTACGGGTAGTGCGACTGCTCCAGCATCACCGCCAGGCCGGCGCCCACGCCGGTCACCTCGGCGGCCAGCAGGGCGTCGTTGTAGAACATCGACAGCAGGATGAGCACCGTCGCGTACTCGTCCTGCCGCAACTGCCCGCGCCACTCAGCGACCTGCTCGAAGTTGCCGACGTCCATCACCACCGCGTGGTCGAAGTCCGACCCGATGGCGCCCTTCGACACGTCCGCCCAGACGACGTACCGGCGGCCGCGGATCGGCTGCCGCCACACCGACAGTCGGCCCTCCCCGGGCGACATCTCCACCAACTGCGGCGTCATCTGCCGCCAGACCCGGCGGCGGCTGTCGTCGGAGATGGAGCCGTCGTAGAGCTCGTAGAACTGGTGCGGCGGGCAGTCGTTGTCCGGCGGGCTCGGCTCGCCCGTCGATGGCCGGCACACCGAGCAGTAGCAACTGTGCTTGCGCTCCTGCCGGGCGACGCCGTCCCGGTCGAAGGCCAGCATGCCCGTGTGGGCGAATGCCTCCTCGTCCGTCGCCGGGTACTCCTGCTGGAACCGCTTGACGCTCCCGCCGCACTTCGCCGCGATCGTCTCCCGCCGCCACTGCAGGTGCTCCAGCGTCAGGTACTCGGAGAACTCCTCCCACAGCCGCTGCTCGAGCGGGTCGAACGACAGTTTGAACTGCTGCTCCGTCAGCCGCAGCGGCGACTGGTACTCGTCCATTAGGAACCACGGCGTGAACAGCGCGTAGAACTTGTTGTCCGGGTTGCCGGGGTGGCGCTGTTTCAGCTTCATCCACGGCGGCGGGTCCGGGTCGCCGTTCTCGTCCTGCCACCAGACTCGGGCCGCCAGGTACTGCGTGTGGAGGTAGTCACCGGCGCCGCGGCACGTCGACTCGACGTAGACCATCGTCCCCGGCAGACCAGGTGCCGTCTGCAGCGTGCCGAGCAGGAAGCCCTCGGGGTCCGGGTAGAACGCCAACTCCGACAGGTGGATGTGCCGGGCCGTCACACCTCGGGCCGACTCCTTGTTGCGGGCGGTGACGATCGACACCTTCGACCGCAGCCCGTAAGGACCCGACGGAGCGCGCAGGTCGAGCTCCGCGCGGTTGTTGTACTTCTGCAGGGGCTTCATGCCCGACGGCATGTTGTCGTAGAACAGCTTGATTTTCTTGAAGATTTCCTCTGCCGGCCCGCTCTCGTGGGCGGCAATCAATGCCGACTCGTCCCGGTTCGTGAAGCACCTGTGGGCCATGCGGCCCTGGATGTGGGTCGAGCAGCCCAGCTGCCTAGCCTTGGCCTCCCAGACCCAGAGCGGCACGCCAGCCTCTTCCATCTCCTCGAGCAGGCACTCGCGGAACTCCTGGCTCTTGTTCAGGCGCAGGTGCTGGAATGACCCGCGCTTCGTCTGAATCTGCAGGTAGCTCTCGGCGAACGTGCGGAAGTCGCGGTGCCGTCCGCTGGTCAACTCGAGTTCTGCCCGTTCGACCTCGCTGGCGTCCTTCGGCGTGTTCGACGGCTTCGGCCCTCGGTTGCGGTTCTTCGCGTGCCCCCTGCGCCTCGGATTCGCGTCGCCACTCATCGGTCATCTCCTCGACTTCGACCTGGCAGGCTGCGTACCGCTCCACGCGCTCGGGTCGCCGCTGACGCCGCCGGTGCGCCGGGTTCTTGTTCCGACTCAGGCGCACCAACTCGTCGAGGTCCATGCCCAGGTTCGGCGCCGGCAGCCCGAACTCCTCATCGAGGAACCGCCGGACCACACCGATGTGCATGACCTTCGTGACCTGCCAGATGAACCCGCGCTTGCGCCGCGCCGTGTGGATAACGACCCCGCGGCACCATCGGCCCTGGTCGTTCCTGATGCGGTCGCGGATGGACTCGACGTCGTCCTCATCGGCCACAACTGCGACGACCCGGGGGGCGATGAACCCCTCCTCCGAAGCCGCGGTGAACGCGCGCTTGCCGCTGTAGTCGCGGAAGACCTGCACGCCGGGGGGGATCGGCTGACCTGACACCCAGTTCCCCCGGGCATCGGTCCAGGCGCCGCGGTTGCAGCCCTTGAGGCAGTTGAGCTCCCAGGCGAACCGATCCTCCTCCGTCGCGAAGGCGTGGTGGGTTCGCCAGATGGGCCGCGGCGGGGACACCTACTTCTTGCGAGCAGCCCGCTTCCGGGGCGCGCGCTTCTTGGCCGACGCTTCGGCGGCCGGGGGGGCAGGCTGGCTGGTGCCGTTGAACACCAAGCGACGGCTCCCACTAGGGAGGGCAGCGTAGACGACCGCACCGGGCTCCAGCGGCCATGCAACCTGCTGGCCGAACACCAGGGCCCACTCGGGGTGGCAGACCGTAGGGCGGGCCTTGACGGCGCACCCGTTGTCGTCGGTGAAGCAGAGAACGGTGTCCAGGTCCATCATGTGGCGGTCCTTCCTCTTCGACCGTACAGCGTCGCCTTGCATTCGGCAATTCAGAGTACAGTCCGCCAACACACCGGAGTCTGCATGTCCAGCAAGAAAGACCCTCGCTTGAAGCGGGTCGGAGTGTCCGGCTTCAACAAGCCCAAGCGCACGCCGAACCACCCCACCAAGTCGCACGTCGTCGTCGCCAAGGACGGAGACAAGGTCAAGACCATCCGGTTCGGCCAGCAGGGCGTGTCGGGCTCGCCGGCCAAGAAAAGCGAGTCGAAGGCCGACGCCGCCAGGCGCAAGTCGTTCAAGGCCCGCCACAAGGCCAACATCGACAAGGGCAAGTTGTCGGCGGCCTACTGGGCGAACAAGGTGAAGTGGTAGGTCAGTCGCAAACCTCGTCCGCCCAGCCGACCCAGTCCCTGCCTCCGACGACGAACCACGGACTGTCGCCGGCCCACGCCACCTCGAACCGCTCGCCGGCAGCCGACACGCGGTCGACCCGGAACGCGAAGATGGCGGACGGGCCGAGGATGTGACGGACCACCGCCACCCGCCCGACCAGCGCAACGGCTCGGCGTCCGCGGTCGAGCTCGTCGGGGGTCACTCCCCCGCCTCCGCCCGCCTCCGCCCGAGCTCGTCCTCTGCCTCGATGCGCCGGCGCCGCTCGTCCTGCAGCACCGCCTCTGCCTCCGACGCACGCGCCGCAAGCTGCTTCAGGGCGTGGTAGTCCTCCTCGAGCAGGCACAGGTAGGTGTCCTCGCCGACCACCAACTTCTGCGGCACCGGCGCCACTACCCGCTGCGAGGCGTCCAGCACGAGGTGAACCTCCGGCGCCTGGTGCGCCTCGTAGTCGTCGAGCATCTGTTCGCTCAGGTCGGTCATCGCTCCTCCTTGGTCACTCCGGTCAGGCTCTCCGCACGCGGTGCGTCCCGCACGGGCACTTGAACGATGCTGGCGCCTCGATATGCAGCGTGCCGCACGCAGGGCACTGCCAGATTGACGGCCACGTCGACAGCGAGTCGACGGACAGGGCCCGCAGCCGCTCGATCTCCTCGGCCTGCGCCACGACCGTCTCGCACAGCCTGCGGGCGCTGGCAAGTAGTGCGGCGTCGCCGTCTGACACGGCGGACCGGAGGCGGAGTGTCCACACGTCGTCCCGCGAAATCGCCAGCAACTCCCGCGCCCGCTCCGGCGTGATGAGGTCACTCATCGCCCACCTCCTTCGCAGCCTTCAACGCGGCGACGAGGGCGGCGGTTAGTTCGTCGTCGACGGTCGCGTCACCGCCCAGCCAGCGAGCGGCCAGCAAGAGGGCGCGCTTGTAGTCGCGCCACTGCTCATCAGTCGCGCCGTTGCGGACACGCACAGGGTGCCACGCATCGACGAACTGCCGAAGCATCACGCCCAATGTCGCCGGGTCGCGGAAATCGGGCCACCAGCCGGAGCCATCGGCCGGCCATCCCCACCCCGGGCCGATGCCGTCGCCCGCAGGGTGCATGATTGGCGTCGCATCCTCGCTGTACCACGCAAGCGTAAGTCGGTACGTCTCGTCCGCGCTACCGAGCTTGACGCCCGGCGCCCATCGGAACCCCACCGCCAGCGCCTCCAGCCCCAGCTCCTTCGCAGTCGCGTCGTCCATCACTTGCCCTCCGGCTCCGGCAGCAGGGCCCAGCGGTCGCCGTGCCAGTCGCCGGCAAAGCCGCTTTCGCACTGCCGCGACACCTCCGCTGCGTCGTGCGTGTCCACCCATTCGTCGCTCCATCGACGCAGCAGTACGCGGGCCGCGTATTGGACCACCAGCAGCCCCTCGCCCGGCGGCCACGTCCCCGGATCATCCTTGTCGATCGTCGTGTACTTCACTTGTCCTCCTCGGGGTTGCGGGCAGCTTCGCGTCGCCAGCAAGGTCATCAACCGACACTAGTGCCCGAACGAGCCTGCTCGCGTCGTCTGGCAACTCGCCCGCAGCCACCAGCGGCCAGACATCGAGCGCGTGCTCATCCCTGCCTGCGACGAAGCAAGATGTGATCAGACGCCGCGTCCCACACTGCCGGCACTGTCTCCAGGCCCCACTCAGCAGCCTTCGCAGCCAGGCCAAGCGACAACACCCGGACCCCGACGTCGTGGCGGAACTCCGCAGCGACAGCGACCAGCACCCGGACCGACGGCAGGCGAAGGGACGGATCGCACACCTGCCGCACGCTGCTTCGCGTGATGCCTGTACGAATCGACACCCGTCGCTGAGACAGACCCGCCTCTGGCATAGCTGCCGCGAGAAGGGCTGCTAACTGCTCGTGATGACTGGACATGCGAGACACGTTACAGACGCGAAATAGATATGGCAAAAAACTCAGCAGGACCCTTTATGGCAAAGCCTCGTGGGCTACGCGCTTTGGTGCGCTCCGTTCGCGTGCTTCCCGTTCCGTACAGCACCAGGTCAGGGGGCCTTTGTTCAGTGCGCCGGAATCTGGTGGGTCCCCTGGAACTCGAACCCAGGACCAACCGCCCAAGAGGCGGGTGCTCTACCGACTGAGCTAGGGACCCGTGGAGCCAGCGGGTGGAGTCGAACCACCGCCGCCAGGGTTATGAGCCCCAGGGCCGACCGTGCGCTGGCACGAGGGGAGAGTCGCACAGCAGGAGGTCGACGGCGGGCGGCACTCGGGGAAAGGCAACAGGTGGAGGGGTACTTGATGGGTACTTGACTGCTGGGATTTGGAGGGGGTTGGGGTGTGTCTTTATCCCATCGGCCCATGAGCGAAGGGGGTGGGGGGAGGGGTTTGCGCGCCCGTACATAGGAAGTGCGCACGCCCAGGCGCGATCTCGACCGCGCGCCCAGGCGCCGCGCAATCTGACCTCGCGCCTGCGCCATCTCAAGCCGCGCCCAGCTGCACGCGCCCGGTCCGGTGCCAGGCCTAGTGCGGGCCCGAACGCGTCTCCGCACCGTCAGACTGCGGACGCACCATGACAAACGACGCCGTCCCGGCCCCTCGCCGTCCTTCCGGGGGCCCGCCTGCGCTGATCGCAGCGCATCCGGGGCCGATGCCGCCCGGGCGAAACAGCCCCCCTCCTCCCCCACACCCGCCCGCCCCCCTCATACGCGCCGGCATCCTTCCATCGCGCGCGGGAGCTTTTCTCTCTCCGCCTCAAACCGTTGTTCCACAAGGCTTTCAGGACAATCTGCAAACTTTCTTTGGTCTCTCGCTTGTGTTCTCCGTCGGGGGTTCGGTAGGTTTCTCTCGTCGCCACCGAAGGCGGCCCGGGTTGGACCCCGGATGGAGACCACGAACGATGCGAGCCTCTGCCCCCAGTGTGAAGCCCCGAAACGTCCTGCTCTACCGGGGCCCGTCCATGCTCGACGGCGCGCCCATCATCGCTGTTCTGACCGTGCAGTCCGGCAACGCGAAGACCGGCGCCATGCTGCAGACTTGGATTATGCGGGCCGACGTGCGGCCCAACGAAGCGATCCGCAGCGGCGATGACTCCTCCGTTTGTGGCGATTGCCCACAGCGGCCGGCGCTCGGCGGGGACTGTTACGTCAAGGTCTTTCAGGGCCCCTTGTCCGTCTACAAGGCGTTTCACCGTGGCAACTACCCCGCCGCGACCGACGCGGACTGGGAAGCCCTGCGCGCTGACGAGCGTCCCGTGCGCGTCGGCTCCTACGGTGACCCGGCGGCCGTCCCGTTCTCCGTCTGGCACCGGCTGCTTTGCAACCGTCCCGCCGGTCACACCGGCTACACCCACCAATGGCGCTCTCCGGTCGCCGCGCCGCTCCGGCCGTACCTCATGGCATCGGCAGATTCCGAGGCCGATCGGGTGGACGCGGAACAGCTGGGCTGGCGGACCTTCCGGGTGCTGCGCGAGGACTCCTTGACCGGGCCCGCTCCGTTGGAATTCCGGTGCCCGTCCGACCCGGCACTCGACACCCACATTCCCTGCAGCAAGTGCAAGGCGTGCGACGGCTTCGATGCCGACCGCCCGCGCAAGGGTTCGCCCTACATCGTTGTCCACGGCTTCCGGGCCGGGAACGCCCGAAAGCGCGTCGCCTCCCGCCTCGCTGTCCTGTCCTGATCCCTCCCTGCCGCCGGCCCCCCCGGTCGGCGGCAGCGGGGGCCGCAGGGCCCATCACCCCACACCGGAAAGGCTGAACCCATGCTCCACAAGACCTTCGACTGGTACGGCATCCGCCGCGCGTTCCCCGATGCCGTGCTGCTGGCCACCGAGCAGCTGCTAACTAACCGGCTGCCCTACACACGGCCCGGCGCCGACTGGGCCGACGGCGCATGGCTTCTGGAGCACCGCGCCGATGGCTCGTCCCTGTGGCTCACCAACGACGGCGACGGCTTCTACTTCGTCGTCCGTCCGCCGCTTGACCCTGCGACCGGCGACTACCCCGACAGTTGGACCGAGGACCGCTTGTGCGACTCCGACCGCCCCGGGCGCATCCGACAGTGGCTCCGCGCCGGCTGCCCCATCCCCCTGACCGTCCGCGCCCCGCGCGCCTGAAAGGACCCACCATGCCCCGCCGCATCACCCTCCCCGCCTCCATCCGCACCCGCCCCACCGAATCCCAGCTGGACGCCGCCATCAAGCGCGTCGTCCACCTCACCGACATCGCCAACGCGCTGCTGCGCGAAGTCCGCGCCATCGAGAAGGCCGGCAAGCGCGCGCTGCTGGAGTCCGCCCGACTCGACGGCGTCCGAGCCGAACGCGCGGCCCTGCAGCGGACGATCGACGCCTTCGCCGTCGAGCCCGTCTACATGATGACCTGGGACGGCATCGAGGACCGCTGGCTGGGGACCGCCGCCGACATGCACCGCGACTGGGACCGCACAAACCTGTTCTTTGAGGGCCTCGACTGGCACTGCCCCGATACCGCCGCCCCGTTCGACGTGCCCCTCGACCGCGTCCTGAAGCAGTTGTGCCCCGGCGACCGCGCCCTCAGCGACAACTGCACCGTCGCCCGCCTGCACTGAGCACCACCTAACCGGGCCCGGAAGGCCCAACGGAGACGACATGCCGCACACCTTCCCCGACCACTGCCCCGCCTGCCACGGCACCGGCCTGCACCCCAACGGTGAGGACGCCTGCGAGCACTGCACCTACTGGGTCGACGGCGAGCCCTGCCAGACCCGCGAGCAGGTGCTCGCCGTGCTCCGCGACTACGCCGCCCACGGCGTGCTGGACGAGGTGAGCTACGCCGTGCGCGACTTCCAGCCCACCCCCGCCGAACTGGGGCTGCACTGATGCCCCACCCCACCACCACCACCCGCGCCGCCCGTCGCCGGTCCGAGGCCCACCTCGCCCGGTGCGAGCGCCCCTACCTCGTCAACGGCGGCCCCGCCGCCCGCCACGCCGCCCGCCGGCAGACCCGCACCACCCGCGCCGCCTGGCGCGCCTACCTCCGGAGCCTCCGATGAACCGCCACGGCCACACCGCCCACGACATCCTGATCACCTTGCCCGACGGACGGGCCGCCCAGTGCCACCGCGATCTCATGTCTGGCAGTTGGGAACTGTGCGCCGCCGACGACTCCGACATCTTCCCCGGCGCGTCGGTCCACTGCTCCCCCGACTGGGAGCGGGACGACAACGAGCCCGGCTTCGTCGCCTTCTGTGTCACCACGGCTGACGGCTACGTCCTCGCGGAGCCCGGCGGCTACACCGTCCCGGTGACCTGGACCGGCGACGACATGGACGACGCCGACCTGCACGCGGAGGCGATCCACCGCTGGTTCGCGACCGAAGGGCAGGCCGCCTTCGCCTGGGCCGCGTGGCACGACGCCGGCCACCGGGTCCCCTGCCCCCGCTGACCCCCACGCCTTGCCGGTGGCCTTGTGACCGGCACCACAGCGGACGCCCCGCCGCATCAACCCCCGGGGCTGGAGACTGAGACGATGGAGCACACTCGATTCACCTTGACCCCCGACAACTTCACCAACCCCGGCGAGGACTTCACCCGCGCGCACGCCGCCGGCCTTGTCGTGACCGTCGTCAGCGAGCACGACGAGTTCGGCGACTACGCCGACATGGGCGTCGCCGGCGACGTCGAGTTGTGGGATGCCCGCGACCGGCGCGAGTACCCCGCAGAGGACGGCTGGATCCGCCTGACCGGGCCCTCGCAGTCCTACCCCGTCGCCTACTTCCGCCCGGCCGACGACGACATGCCCGCCGACTACGTCCAGTCCCTGATCGACGGCTCCACGGCGATCTGCACCGTCCGCGTCGAGGTGCGCCACCCCTCCATCCCCGGCGTCCTGGGCGAGGCCTCCGTCGGCTGCTGCGGCGTCGTCGGCTACGGCAGCGACGAGGACGACCTGACCAGCATCGCGGGCGACATGGTGGACGAGGCGATCCTCGACGCCGAGGACAAGCTCCACGACATCCGCGCCGCGCTCTGCGCCTGACCCACCGCCCCCTTTGCCGGTAGGGCAATACCGGCACCACCGAGGCACGCGCCCGCCTCATCAACCCAGCGGCGCGACGGAGACGAACATGCGACCCACCACCACCACCGACACCGACACCGTGATCCCGTCCGACGCGGGCTACGGACCCTGGCGCGTGCGCCTGGTCCGCGAGGGCGAGGCCGAGCCGCTGGTCGAGTTCTACGACGCCGCCGACCCGGAGAAGTTCGGCCCGCGCGGGCAGTTCGTCAGCCGTTACTACCTGTCGTCGTTCGTCGGCTCCGACCGCTACTCGCGGGGGCCCCGGTTCGCCGGCATCAACCTCGACGGCGGGGTGCGGGCGTGGACCCTGACCGCGAAGCAGCACCGCGAAGCCGCCGCCGCCGTCGCCCTGTTGCTCGCGGGCGTGGACCCGACGGACCAGAGCCGGTCGGCCTGATGCGCCTCAACTCCCCCAGCCCCATCACGACCCTGCTGGTGGGTGCCCGGACGCCGACGACACCGTGACCTGCTCGTTCCACACCGCCCGCGAAACGCGCCTACCTTCGGAGCCTGCGATGAGTGCCCAGCCCACCTGGGTCGAGCGAAACGAGGACAGCTGGGTCGTCGAGGCCAGCGTCCCCGGCCGACCGACCTTCCGAGTCCACGTCACCCGCGACGGCGCCGTGCTCTACGTCCACTGGCTGCGGGTCGGCCTGTTCGTCACCGGCCGGCTCGAGGGCGAGTGCGTCAACGTCCGCCACGGCGGCCGACAGGGCGACGCCTGCACCGAGGACGAGGTGTTTTTGACGGAGCTCCTCGACAACGCACTGCGCCGGGGCTGGTCCGGGCGCTAAGAATCTGCGTCTTTCGCTTGCGCCGACGGTCGGCGGCAAGTAAAAGACGTACATCAACGGGCCGGGAGGCCCAGGGAGACGCACCATGATCCACCTTCCCGCCAACGAACTGACGCTGGACGAGGCCCGCGCCGCCGGCTTTGTCATCGACTACCCTGCCCACCCTCGCGGCGTCGGCTGCCCCATCAGCACCGGCGTGTTCGGTCAGGGCGAGCCCTACCCGCAGCGGTTCGACCGCGTCTACGTCCACCGGCTGTGCCCCTTCGCTTGCTGGCTGAAGCGTGACGACATCGCCGGCACCGGCACCCCGGCCTTCAAGGTCGGCCACACCCGCGACGACGCGCGGGCCTTCATCCGCAGCAACAACTAGGGCCGGGAGGCTTACGGAGACGACATGGACAACGCACGACCCCACCCCCTGACCCTGCTCCGGCCGACGGACTGCACGCCGGCCCTGTTCGCCGCTGCGATGCACCACCTGACCGGCGACAACGCCGGCTGGAACCCCGGCACACTGCAGGGCTTTGTCTACGACGCCGACGGCTTCGACCCCTACTGCGTCGTGCCTTCCGGCTGCCAGTCCCGCTGGTGGGTTGAGCGGGTGGACGCCGACTTCGCGGAAGCCCACGACACCCTGGGCGAGGCTCTCGGCGCCATCGAGGCGCACCGGGCCGGCGACCTGGACGACGACCCGGTGACCAGCAAGCCCCGCGACTGACCCACCCACCCCGGCGACCCGCCCCGTACCCCGCAGGGGGTCGGGGCTTTCGGGGTAGGGGCAACGGAAACCGCCCCCTACGGAGACGCCATGAGCAACGACTACCCCTACTTCGCCATCGTGACCTTCGGCCGCCCGAGCGTGGGCAAGCGCAGGTCCTACTACCGCAGCCTGGACAGCGCGCGGCGCGACCTCGCCACCCTCGTCGGTGGGTCGATGTCGAACGCCCGCATCGTCGGGTGCGACACCCGGGCGCAGGCGCTCTGCGCCGACATCAGCGACAGCCTCCCTGTGGTTTCTCGTCGGTAGTCCCCGCCACCCCGGCGACCCGCCCCGTACCCCGTGAGGGGTCGGGGCTTCACTGGTAGGGGCGACGGACGCCCCGAGGAGACGATGAACATGGGAACCATCAACCCCAACGCCCCGCTCGACACCGGGGCCCTCTTTGAGGCTCTCTGCCTGGCCGATGTCGACGGCGTGACCTTCGACGACGGCGAGTACATGCAGCTGGACCTCGACCTCGCCCTGGTCGCCCTTCGCGCCATGACCAAGGAGTGGCTCCGCTGCGGCATGGAGGCCGGCTACTACCGGGGCGACATGCTGGCCGCCCTCGACAACCTGCGGTCCTGGGTCGCGCGGCTGCCCGCCGACCGGCCCGACTCCGCCACGACGGGGGGCCGACCGATGAGCACCCCCGAACACTTCCCCGGCTGGACGACCTGCAAGTTCGGCCCCGACATGCGCCGCCGCACCGGCGTGGTCTTGAGCTACCGGCACACCCCGCCCGTCGACACGGGCCGGCGCCCGGTCAAGGTCCACGTCAACGTCAACGGCACGGTTTGGCTGTACCGGGCCCTGTCCCAGACCCAGTGGTCCGAGCCGATGCCTTTCCACGACCTCGCCGTCGCGATCACGGCGGGCGAGTCCATCGCTGCGGCGGGATGGGCGGCGGCATGAACCCCCTGCGCAACCTCCGGCCCGTGGACTGCACCCCTGATTTGTTCCAGGCCGCCTGTGAGTCGCTGGGCTTCGGGCTCGAGGGCGACTTGACGACGACCGCCGTGGACCGGGCGACCATGTACCGGTGGGTCCGCGCGGGTGCTCGCGGCGTCGGCGTCCGCCCGGCAACCCTGACGGACGAGTTCTGGGTGGTCCTGCTCGACGGGCGCGAGCGGGTCGAGTTCTCGACGCTGGGCGAGGCCCTCGACCACGCATTGATGCGGGTCGCGGAGCGCACGCGGCGGGGGGTGCGCCGTGCCTGACCTCCCCTGGGCCGCCTACGCCCGCGTCTCCAGCCGCCACCAGGCCGAGTCCGGGCTGGGGCTGGACGACCAGTGCGGCAAGCTCCGAGCGTGGGGCGCACTGCACGGGCACGACCTCGAGCTCTTTGTCGACGCCGGCGAGTCGGGCAGCAACCTCGACCGGCCCGAACTGCAGCGGGCCCTCGACGGCGTCCGCTCTGGCCAGTTCGCTGGCCTAGTCGTCGTCAAGCTCGACCGGCTGTCCCGCTCTGTGCGGGACCTGCTTGGCCTGATGGACCTGTTCACCGACGACGGCGGCCCCGACTTCGCCAGCGTCACCGAGTCCTTCGACACGTCCACGCCGATGGGTCGGTTCGTGCTGACCATCATGGGCGCGATGTCGCAGTTGGAGCGCGAACTCATCAGTGAGCGCACCAAGGCGGCGCTCGCTGTCAAGCGGAGCCGGGGCGAGTTCACCGGCGGCGGGGTGCCCTACGGCTACCGCAACGTCGACGGCGTGCTCGAGGTCGACATGGCCGAGCGGTTCGTCGCAGAGGAGGCGGCCCGCCTGTACACGTCGCAGCAGTCCTACCGCAAGGTCGGCGCCAAGCTGCAGGCGTCTGGGCTGCGGCCCCGTACCGGCAGCTGGCACCCCGAGAAGGCCAAGGCCGCCGTCATCGCCGGCCGCAAGTTCCTGGGAGGAGACTGACATGGACAGCAAGCACCACCACAAGACCCTGCGCCGCTGGCTGCACGGCGTGTCCGGCGTCGACATCGCACGCGAGTTGAAGCTGCCCCGGCAGGCTGTGCAGGCATGGCTGCGGCGGAACGTGTCCGACATGGACCGCTGGCGCAGGCTGCAGCACCAGTTGCCTGGCGCCGGCTGGGCCAAGGACGCCGCCGTGGCTGCCGCTGCTGGCGTGTCGGCTGCCGCTGTCTCCTATCGGCGGCGTCAGTTGGGCCTGAAGCCCGGCGAGGGGCTGGCCCAGCTGCGGGTCGGTCACGACGCCGTCGAGCTCGACCGGGACACCGGCGACTGGCTCCGCGAGCAGGAGCGGCCGGCAGAGTTCGTCGTGCAGTTGCTGCGGGCGTACCGGGCGAGTGCGAAGGTGGGGGAGTGATGCGCTGCTCCGCCCCCAACTGCCGTTGCGAGGCGCCGTGCGCCGCCTTCATCCGCCGCCGCGAGGAAGCCGCCTACAACCCGGGCTGCGACGGCTGGGAGTGGTGCGACGGCTGCGACGAGTGCGAGCAGACGGTGGTCACGGGCCAGTGCGTCGTCACCGCCCGCAAGGCCCGCCCCGCCCAGGGCATCGAGCCCGGCGACCGGGTCAAGGTCACCTCGCTGCGCCTGTTCAAGGTCGGCGGCCCCACCGTGCGCCGGTGGCGGACGTACCGGCGGATGCACGGGGGTGTGACATGACCCACTACTTCATCACCTACGCCTGCAAGTACCACCCGGCCCGTGGTCCTGACGGCCGCACTCGCCTGTCCGAGTGCATCACCACGACCCACCCCATCCAGTGGCTCCTCGACTGCCGGGAGAAGTACGGGAAGAAGAACTGGCTCGAGCGGGGAGCGCCGACAACCGGCCCCGACGCCTCGTGGGAGGAGTACTGGTTGCTGACCTGGCACGAGTTGCCGGCCGACGTTGCTGCTGAGTTCGACGGGAGGGTCGGATGACCCCTCACAACCGCCAACTCCGCCTGCTCGCCGTCGTCAGCAACATCGCCCTGTCTGCCCGGCTCGCTGGGTGGCGGACTGCGATGGCTGCCGGGCACACGGTGCGGAAGCCGCCGCCGCTGCATCATGGTGGTGGCGGCCTCGCCAGTGACTGGGGCGAGCCGACCGAGCTCCCCGTCAAGCAGTACGCCCTCTCCCTGACCGAGCCGGCGGACCGGCACCTGGGGCCACCGAACGGGTGGGTCGACGGCGGGGACGGGCAGATGCACTTCGTTCTGCCGACCCTCGTCGCCGTCGACCTCGAGGACAAGGTGGCCCACACCCCGCACGCCAGCGGCGCCCTGGACTCCGAGAACCTGGCGCTGTGCGTCGCGTTCTCCGGCATCGACGGGCTGCTCGAGGCGCTCAAGGAAGAGGGGGTGATGTGATGTCGGACGACCTCAAGGACTTCGCTGAGTTCGCGGCGAAGCACCTCCGGGTGGAGTCGGTGGACGGCTCCCTGCGCGGGCGGTTCCTGTCGCCCGAGTTGACGCAGGCACTGACGAACGGCGACCGGGTGGTCGTGGTCGGCGTGCCGCACCACGGCTCGACCGTCAGCCACCAGCACGCGACTCGACTCGCCCGAGCCTTCGGCCTGCACGAGCAGCCCGAGGAGTTCTCGCCCGACGAGGTGGCCGACCTGTGCGAGCGGACCCTGGGGAACCTGCCCTCCCACCGCATGCTGCACTTCGCGAGGAAGCGCGACGAGGACACCCCCTGAGCCGCGTGGATGCGGCGTGGAGATGATGATGAAGGCGAACCGAAACACCGGACGGTGGAGCGAGGGCGAGCCCGCCGCACCAACGCTGCTGCGCCTTTGGCTCAAGCGCCACGAGCGGACGGGGGCCTCTCTGGCTGACGCGCTCGGGGTCACCCCTGGCGCCGTTTCGATGTACCTGTCCGGCCAACGCCGGCCTGACCCCGTGCGGATCATCGCCATCAGGAACGCCACCGGCATCACGCCGGACGCATGGCTCTCCGGCGGCGAACTGGACGAGTGCAACGCCATCACACAGCGAGTGCTTCACGGCGAGTGATGGGCCGTGTAGCCTCCCCCCAAGCACCGACGCCGCCCCGGGCAGCAACCCAATGGGACGGCGTCGAAACAAGCGAAGCGCCCCGACCGTACCCGGCCGACGGCGCTTCGACAAGAACCTGTCGGCGTGTGGCCCGCTCTTG